GAAAACTTTGTTGAAACTTCTGCTGCCCCGCCGATAACGCCGGTACCTGAAGAAAAGACCGCGAACAGTTCTTCTTGGCTAATACCGAGCGTATTACTTTGGCTTGTTACCCGCTGAATGGACGCTGCCAATTCCGGAAAGGATGTTTGACCGAGTTTAACGGTGGTAAAGGCTAAGTCTGATACTTTTTTTTGCGCATCATTTGAGGTGTTGCCGTATGCTTTGGTAACTGCTGAAAGGAGCTTAATTGCATCTTTTGTCGTTGCTCCTCCTGCGGTCGCCCCCTTTGCCGCCAGTTCAAGATGTTTCGCACTGTCAGCAGAATCACCGAACGCGGAGATAACTTCATATAACCCATCGGTTAAATCTTTCGTTGTTTTTCCCACTGCGGGGGATAGGTCTAGGATGTTTGCTTGCAGTGCTTTTATCCGCTCTGTTGACCCGGGGATAAGCGTTTGCACCATACCGAATCCGGCATTAAAATCAATGGCCAGTTTTGCCGCTGCAATGCCGGTTGCTGCAATCGCTGTTGTTGCGACGGCTGCCTGCTTTGAAAGACCGATAAATAATTCGTTTGCATCTTTCGTTGCTTTTTTAAAGTCTTCAAGTTTCTTTGTCGTCTCTGCAACGCTTTTATCAAAAGCGGTATTATCTGCAAGGATTTTTAAGGTGATTTCTTTTGCCGTAACTGCCATAGCTTTTCTCTTTTCTGCTTTAGTTATAAAGGTTCATAAGCGCGATATCGTCTCCGACTGAGCCGCCGGTCTCTTTTGCATCTTCCCGTACAATACCGCGCTTGGCGAGTTCAAAGGAAAAGCCGTGCCTGACCTTTACAACTAACGTTTCAAGCGCCCAGCTTTCCAGTATCAGCTGCTCTGAAACATGGTACATCATCATTGCTTGATCAATGAGTAATCCCCAGTCGTTTTTTTTTCTGATTCCTCGTTTTCTCCGCCCTTTTCATCCGGAACTTTTTTGACAAAGTTTTCATAGATTGCAAAGATGAGCATCGTGTACATCGAATCGATTTGTGCTTTTGAGGCGTTCTTCCGTAAAAAATCTTCCGTAAAGGACGGTTCATAAAAGGAGCAAAAAAGAGAGACGGCGCGGATTTCATCGCTCATAATCTTTTCATTGCTATCGCTTTCTTTTTGTTCTTGGATGTCCTTGTTATGATTTTCAATTAACGGGATTGCAAGCCCGGAAGGGATATAACCGATTTCAAATTCTTTTCCTAAAAAACGCACTTTCAGGCTTTCTGCCCGAAGTGCATCCAAATTCACCAGCTGTTGTGCCATCTTTTGCATCTCCCGATTGTTTTATACTTCCGGCGTTTCGCGGTACAAACTGAACGGCTCAAAATCCTCATCCAACACTAAATCGGGGTGCGGAGAAAACTCAAACTTCATAGCAACTTCGGCAACGGTGTCCGCATCGTTTTTACTCTTAAAGGCAATTGAATCTTCGCCGTCATAAAAGCCGTAGGGAAAATCAAAGGTGCGGCTAATAATTCTACCGTCTTGCGATTTTCGTTTATTGGTAAGCCGCATCGAAATCGGCTGCACAACCCCGCCAGAGCCCTTCCCTAATGAATAGGCTTTGATTGGGGTAATTTCGTATTCAACCGTTGTCGCCTTTGTAGACTCGAACGTGCCTGCGGTCGTAAAAAGATAACCCCATGCTCCGGCTGCTCCTTTTTCAATCGTGTAATCGGTAGGACTGGTGAGTGTTTTTGTTCCCTGTTTGATAACGATATTTTCAGGCTTTGCCCCGTCATAATTGGGATGCTTGAATTCATAGAGCTTATCTTTCATCGCGGAGGCAGCGTGCAACTCATCGATTTTTTTACCCTTCGTGCCGGGGATGATTTTGACCGTTGCAATGCCTTTCATAATCTGCCCGATCAAGGGGACATACCGCTCAAGCAGTGAAAACTCAACGCTCGCCTTCATGTCCGTTTGCCCCTTAAGCGGCACCGTTCCGTTATCCGCTTTTACATCGATTTTGCTTGAGCTAAATGATATCTTTACCCCGCGGGCAAGCCCGAGGTCAGAAAGTTCTGTAAGCTCATACGTTTTATTTGCCTTATCGATTGCAATATCCGCATTCGATAATTCGATTTTTACCGAAGCGAGCACCATACTGTCGGGATGCTGTGCTTTTGTTACGTCCATCTTTTTCTCCTTCTTGGGTTACTATCAAACGTGAAAGCGCGGTTCGCTTTGTTTCCGTCGGTCTTTGTTGCCTAAAAAGCGATTGCACTTTCCTTCACTTCAAGTTCGACAAGCCAGCTTTCCCGATAAGAATACTGACCGTCCCGCTCGTTTAAATCAGTGAATAATTCATCATCTTCTCTGATAGCAGTATGATACGCCATGCCATATTCTGTTGCGCCGTCAGAGGGAGAGCGTTTCTCTTTTTCATTGCGGAGCGCAAAGCCTTCCGCTTGATCAAAAAAGAGGGCGAGATGAATAGAGTGTACAAGACATTCATTTAAGGCTTCCTCTGTTGCAGCGAGTTCCGCGCATGCCGTTGCCCGAAGACGCAAGCGGACTGCGCCGTTTCCGGGAAGGATCGGATGCGGTAAAAGGGCAAGTTCAACATGGAATTTATCGCTTTGTACTTCTGCCGGTAAAAGGACTGCCTGTGTTTTGCAAGCCGCTTCAAGGTGCGCCATATACGAGGTAATGATGTTAAGAGGAGATGTGTGCATAATAGGCTCCTACACGATCAAGCATTGTTTCAAGGACAGCATCGGGGATAAAGAGAAAGGGACGGGTCGGAATGGTGATACTTTTTTTTAAGATAAAAAGTGGGATAGACGCGCTGCGCATGGTTTTACGGGAAATGACTTTCTTTTGCGCAAAAATGACATTACCCGGTCTTCCGTTTTTAAGCGGCCTAAAGACGATGTAATTATCTTTCTTTAATCCGGCTATGACCTCGCGGGCGGAAAAGCCGTAGCGCCGCTGAAATGTTCTCACTCGTGCACTTGCAGGGATCGCAAGGCTCTTTCCGCTTTTTGCCCGGATTACTGTTTCACTTCTGCCGTCTTCCCGGTTATGCGTTTGGGCATACGGGACATTTGTTCCGACAACAGCCTCGCTTTCAGAATGCCGCGCGGTAAGGCTTGCCCGTAATCGTCCCGTATCGCGCAGTGTCTTGTTTCCTTGTTTTACTTCCTGCGTCAGCGCTGCGTTTATCGGAGTAATGCCTTTTTCAATGTTTTTCTGTACGGTAGAAAGCGCCCAAAGAGATAGTTCTTTCATAAGCGGCTTTATCGATTTTATATTCATTAAAAAGCGGGTTCTTTCTTCAAGTTTGAGCTGTATGTTCAAGATACGCCTCCTTAAAAAAATCGTTACGAAGAAAAGGAGGCGCATCTTGTCAGGTACAGCACGTTAATGACTTCTTGTGCGGCGCCTCTGTTTTAAAACATGAACGTCTTTACTTCATCCGGTACACAGACGGCAGCACAGGGAGCGGCATACTCGCGCTCGGCTTCGATCGAGCCGTACCGATCACTTAAAAGCCGCTCCGCTCTTTGCAGGTACTCTTTTCTGCCGTGTGCATCGCCGTTATACTCATAGAGCTTTGAAACAGTCATGAGCTTAACCGCTTCCCGCTGTGTGCGGCTCCATGCATTAAATGGTTCTTTCACTAATGCAAGGAGTGTTTCAAGGGTATCGTAGGCTTTGGTGATGCACCCTTCCGTAACCGCTTCGGCGCTCTGTCCATTCGTCCACGAAAGTTCTCTAAAAAGCTTCGGACTTATGAACGCTTGTATCTCAGGAACGGAAACCCGATCAGGACTCCCGCCTCCTGGCCCCTGCTGCACTGTGTTTTTTTCAATTCCGTGCATTGCGCCTCCGGCTTCATGCGGGGATGCCGGAAGTGCGTTAAATACTGCCGTTTCTTCCATCGTACTTTTTTTTACGCAAGGTATTTTTTGATCGTCGATTTTGACACGGCAAAGGCGGGAAGCGGTTTTGACGATGAGATAATCTTGACCCGTGAAGGATCGTTTTGATACTCATAGGTGGCAAAGAACGGTAAAGGCTGCATGCGCGCATCAAACTCATCGAGGGCGGCATAAAAGAGCTTACCGGTATTGGCAAGGTCAACCGTCTGCATTGACTTTGCCTCAATGACTTCGGTGATTGTATCTGAACCGGGCAGCTTATAGGTGCCTGAGACCGCTTGGATTTTATACTTACCGAAAAGAACACAGCCGTAATCAGTCCACTGGATAGGAGTAGCTCCTGCGTTTTTGGTTACAAGCGCAACGACAAGTGCGTATGCGTCAACTCCGGCTAAAAAGCGCACATCGCTTGACGCTCCGGTCAACTGCTGTTCGATGTACTGTGCTTCAAGCTCTTTTTGCAGCTCTCCTATATCAGAGCCTACTGTCAGGGCAGACGCGGTAAGCGATTTTAAGGTGCCGATTTCCACCTGGTACGTGTCGTTTCCGCCGCCTTCGGTACGGGCTGGGTATGCGATGTTTCCTGAAAGCGCTTGGCACACGAGTATCTCCGTTGAGGTACTCGTGCGGTCGCGGAGGTTTTCACTGATTTCGGTGAGCTTTGCATTGAGCCCATCGGTCATCCCCATTGCAACAAGGTTATTGAGCTCGCTTGCCAAAAGTACGCGGTTCATTGAAAGCGGCATTACCTCGATAAGACCTAAACTCCGCTTATCCCCATCAACTGAAAACGACTGCGTGCCACGCACCACAACCGGAACCGCGCCGGTTTCCTCCTGCACATCGGCCACAGCGATATAGGGACTCGTAAGCTGCCTGCGCTTATTCTTCGGGAACAAAAGATCGGTCATCGGTGTTGCCGGTTTCGGCAGACTGAGGATAACATCCGTAAAGTTTTTAACCGTAAAAAAGGCGCTTAATGCACCAATCATTTTTGCATTTAAAGGCATGATTATGTCCTCCTAAAAAAACAACAGAGTAAAAAAAACGGCAGCGGAAACGCACCATGCGTTACAGCGCATAGATACCGTTTTTCCGTAGTTTCTCAACAAGCGTTTCTGTACAGGCGGTTGCGCTTTCGGTATAGGTTACCGCTTCTTTTTTTACCGCGCCGAACACTACCACTTGCGCGACCGCTTCCTTCGTTTTGCCGCTGTCATCTAAAGCAACGGCATTGTACAAAATCCCGATGGCATCATCGGCGTCGGTTGCCAGGTGCGTCACCTTTCCGCCGTCAAGTTTGACCGCCGTTCCTGCGCTAAGCCCTTTAAGCCCATCTGCAACAGGGTATGCGGCGATAATGTGGGTGTTCCCGCTAATCACTGATTTTTCTTGAAGCGTAACGCTTCCGATTTTCGCATTCATAAACGATGTATCTCCTTAATCTTTTATCCGTCGCTTTTCAAAAATAAAGTGCAAGGACAGCGTTCTTTTTAAAGTGCGCCGAGCAGCTTGATTCCGCAAGAAGCGGCTCCGTCTTCTTTACCTGCGCGGTCACTAAAATCGAAACCGCTTGCACCAACACTCACCGGATCCGGCCAGTGCATCAAAAGAGAAGCCAATGCTTCAAGCTCAGTGCCTTGCACATTGGCGCCGTTATCGGAAAAGTTGAACACATCTGTGCGATCAGAAAGCCGCTCGGCAAGTGTGGCCGCTTGAGAGGCGATACCGGCGGGAACCTTCCCTTCAATCTTTGCTTTAAAGGCGGCAAGCCTACTGGCATGTGCTTCTTTTTCAAGCCGTTGCATTCGGTCTGCAAACTCGGCAGGGATAGCCTCCTCTTTTTTTTCATTCCCTTCCAAAGACGCGAGTTTTTCTTCAAGCACCTTTTTATCTGCCGCTGCTTTTTCATTTGCAGCCTTGAGCTCCGCATTTTCTTTTTCTAATGCGGCCAGTTTTTCTTGCAAGGCTTTCACCTCTTGCTCATTCATTGCTTTTGTCTCCTTATCCGCGCATTCAATACAATTTCCCGAAAACTGAAACGAACGCTTGACATCCCCGTCTGCATAGCTAAACGGCTTTACTTCGAGTTCTTTTAAGCCGGGAATTTTCGGCGGTGTCGCTCCCAAAAAAGCAAGATGGTGAAGGTATGCCTTTCCATCTTTTGCCCGCTTTGGAATACTGACGCTCCAGCCGTCATACGCGCCGGATGTGTACAGTGTATCAAGCGCGTCTGTGAACTCGACTTCTCCGGTGAGGGTATTGCCGTTATCTGCAAGAGCTACGCTCCATACGTTCCCGTATTTCGGCGCATCATCGCACCGCATTGCCTCATGCCCGATGCCGACAGGACGGCGCGGGGTGAAGGTTTCTACAACCTCTTTTAAATCTCGCCCGGTTATCGGATCGGAGCTCATCCCCCATTCACCGACTTTTGCAAGTTCTAATGTTCTGATAGTTCTCATTCCGTTTGTTCCCCCTTCTCTTGGAGTGCTGTTGCAAGTCGCTGTTTGGCAATGTCAAAATAATTATCGTCCAGTTCCATACCGATAAACTTACGGCCGGTATTGATACAGGCGACGCCGGTTGTGCCGGAACCTGCGAAGGTGTCAAGGATAGTGTCTCCTTTCTCGGTTGAATCTAAGATGAATTTTTCCATAAGCTCTATCGGCTTTTGTGTAGGATGCACTTTTTCACCGTTTGTTTTTTTTGCTCCACAGGAAAAAGAAGGGACACCTGATATAATGCTATACGTTCCTTTCACGTTAAACTGGTTCCGATTGGTAGTAAACATAATGAGTTCATGTTGATACAAATAAAAATTGCCACGTCCGGATTTTTTATCCCATACAAGCATGTTTTTAACGCCTAAAATACCGTACATAATCGGATAATAAAACGCGTAGCTTCTCCAGTCACAAAAAAAATAAACGCAACCGTCCGGCTTTAATACACGCTTGTATTCCGTAAAGAGTTTTTCATAAAAAGGCTTACAGATAACGAGGTCATTAAAACAGCCCCTCGTTCCGTTATGCGTCATGCCGAGAAAATACGGCGGGTCAGTAATAATCGTGTTGATACTGCTGTCCGGTATTTTAGGCAAAAGGTCGATACACTCTCCGTGCAATAGTGTTATATTTTCTGAAAGGTTCATAGCCGCTATGATAGCGCTTGAGAAAGTTGAACGAGGCTCTTCCAGAGCGCCCCTCATGCTGGGCGTTTTTTTGCCTAAAACGGGGGTATTCCTTCCTTAGTCGGCTCATTGTGCGAAAAAAGGTGGTGCACCCCGTGTACACTAGTGCATTTTTCCACTTACGGGGTGTTTTAGCCGGAGCCGATGTGCTTAAATGCAGCCGGAAGGTGCTTTTTTTTAAAAAGGGTAAAACTGACCCAAAAAAAGCCCGCTTTGCCGCTTGTTTTTTCCTCGCCTTCGTGTAATACTAAAGGCATAAGGTAGAGGTGTGGCCGCGGGGCGGATGGTTCGTCGGCCTCCACATTAGGCTATCATAAGGCATACTGAATATTCCGAAAGCTATCGCACGCGGAGGTACGGAAAGCAGTATGCCTTTTTTTATTTTTTCACCCTGATAACGTCCCCATTCCACAACAGCCATACTTCCCGTAACGCTTCGTACTGCGATGCACTCTTTATTGTCATTTTTGCTTTTTCAATCGCCTGCTGTTTTGTATAGTCTTTTTTGCCCTTCAAATTGAGGATGATTATTTCCGGGTTTTGCTGCGCAGCCTTTTTAATACGCTCCTCTATTTTCTTTATATCTGCACTGGTAATTTCTTTCATCTCGACAATTTTATTGAGCGTAGTCTCAAGTCCTTCCGGATTTTTTACCCCTTGAATAAACTGATTTTCAGGGGTAAAGACAATTTTATAGCCCTTCTTTTCTAGCACTTCAGCGATTGCTATTTCGTGCTGTTTCGGCTCTGCGCCTTTTATTATTGTCGCATGATATTTCGTTGTACCGAGTTGCCGTTTTTCTGTCTTTTCAGACGCAAGAGAGAAGTCATAATTTTTAAGCCCAACTTGATGAGCGCACTCATTGACCTCATCGGCAATGCCGTATTTGACAATCCGCTCTTTCATTGTATCGGTAATACGCCACCAGCTTTCTTTTTCAAGCGGGTTACCGCCAAAGCCTTTTTGAATATGCACTGCACGCTGCAGGTGTTTAAGCGGCACATTCTGCAAAGCCGCATCATTGTCATACACTGCGCGGAATGTCGTGCGGCAGTTAAAGTGAT